GCTCTGCATTACCTGTTGGTGTCCCTGTTCCGTGGCCTTCAGCTACGCCGCCAACAGGCTGGCTGAAATGCAATGGCGCTGCCTTTGATAAGGTTAAATATCCCCGTCTTGCTACAGCATATCCATCAGGGAAACTACCTGATCTCCGCGGTGAGTTTATTCGTGGCTGGGATGATGGGCGCGGCATTGATACAGGGCGTGCTTTATTGAGTATTCAGAGTGATGAAGTCAGAAAGCTCGCATTAAAATACTGGGGACCAGCTTCAAACAGTTCACCATCAAAAACATTTGCACTCAGCGACAGTGCCGGTGGCGGGTTGTACACGGATGGAATAAGTCAGGCAAGCGGTGGGATTATCAACGCTTTTCAGCTCCCTGGCGGTAACGAAACCCGCCCACGAAATGTTGCATTTAACTATATCGTGAGGGCTGCATAATGGATAATGCTGTATTAAATAGCGAGTTTATTGCCACGAAGGCGGGGAATATTACCGTCTATAACTATGATAGTGAAACACGGGAATATATTTCCACATCAACTGAATATCTTGCTGTGGGGGTCGGTATTCCAGCATGTTCCTGTCTTGATGCACCTGGCATACATAAGGTTGGTTATGCAATCTGTCGTTCTGTGAATTTAAATTCATGGGAATATGTGCCAGACCATCGCGGTGAAATCGTCTATAGCACAGAAACAGGAGAATCAAAAGAAATCACAGCTCCGGGTGATTACCCTGAAAATACAACCACTATCGCCCCTTTATCTCCATACGATAAATGGGATGGTGAGAAATGGGTGACCGATACTGAGGCACAGCATAGCGCCGCAGTCGAAGCGGCAGAAGCACAGCGCCAGTCACTGATTGATGCTGCTATGGCTTCCATCAGTCTGATTCAACTGAAATTGCAGGCCGGACGGAAACTGACGCAGGCAGAAACAACCCGACTTAACGCCGTGCTGGATTACACTGACGCGGTGACGGCAACAGATACCAGCACCGCGCCGGATGTCATCTGGCCTGAACTGCCGGAGGCGTAGGCCATTTAATATCTGGCGCACCGGAAGTATCGACCAGTTCCAGTGCGTCCAGATAATCCAGCCACAGATTATATTGCGCCAGTTCCTCGCCTTTCAGACGACCAATAGCCGCTTTACCAGGCCATTGTTTACTGTTCATATAATCGTTGGCCTGATTAATTAGTAGCTGTCTTTCTGATTCAGTAATTTCAATAAGTTCTTCATGCGTAGGGGCAGGAATATCCGCCCACGCGGGCAGCCCATCACCTCCGGCAATACGGATTTTTCCTTGTGGCGGTTCAGCCATAAATTCACTGATAATATTTTGACTCACCTCCTTAGCATCTGATAAATCCCATCCCTCTGATTTATATTTATCAATCATATCCACAGGGAAAAAAGCATTATGCCTTGCGCTATAAACATATTCATTCATATAAATCATCCTGAATAAAATTATTCACCAACAGCCCACCAACTGTAAGTCATTGACACCTTGTCGCTGGTTGATGCAGTTCTGTAAGCAGAATTAAAGCCGGTTAATGTTGGGCCTTCTACGGACATAACGAATCCACGCCCTGCACCAAAAGGCGCACCGCCATCGCCAGAATGGGTAAGAATGGCGATATCCGCTTTTTTAGGGAAAGGGATAGGAAATGTAATCCTCATTGTTTGCGTCGATAATTTCGGCATAGCCTCACCTCGACCATATTGCAGGATTTTCCCGTTGGGTAATTTCATCCATCCATCACCACTGGCAAACGAGGCCATGTCCGGTATCTGATTTTCCCCTGTCCCCACATTCCGTTTTGCCGCTTCTCCCAAACCAAGGTATGCGAGAAGACCAGCCACATCCTTTCCACTCAAATTAGTAAGCGTATTGTCCAGCGGTTGTTTGCCTGCCAGTGCATTAAGCACTGTTGTTGAAAAGTTAGGGTCATTCCCCAGCGCCGCCGCCAGTTCATTCAGTGTATCCAGTGCCGCAGGGGCAGAACCCACCATTGCCGCAATTGCTGATTTCACAAAAGCCGTGGTGGCAATCTGTGTATTGTTGACCGACTGTGCCGCAGTAGGTGCTGTTGGCGTTCCGGTAAGTGCGGGACTCGACAGCGGCGCTTTCAGTGCCAGCGCATTGTTAATGGTGGTGCTGAATTTCGGGTCATTGTTAATGGCTGCGGCAATTTCTTTCAGTGTGTCCAGCGTGGCTGGCGCGCCGTTAATCAGAGCGGTAATAGCAGCCTGTACAAACGCAGTGGTCGCAATCCGCGTGGTGTTATTTCCTGCATCAGGCGTCGGCGCTTTTGGTTCTCCGGTAAATGTCGGATTATGTTTCTGTGCATACTGGGTATGAGGATCCTGTGCGGCAATGTGGTTTCTCATCTGGTCATCCACATACAGCCTTAATTCCAGGACTTCATCATCCACGTATTTACGGGTCGCCAGTACCACCGACGGGTCGATTTTCAGCGTGATGGCTTCGGTATTCGTGACAACCAGAATCATGCGGATAGTCTGGGTACGACCACTGCCTTCCTGTAACTGCGGTTTGTACGTTTCCGGGCAGTTCGCCACCGCAATGAGTACGCCTTCATCATCATAAAGCCCAATCTCACGGATCCAGAATCCGCCCTCGTTCTCAGGGATGATTTGCTCCGCAATAATCTGGCTCTGGTTATTCGGGTCAACACTCAGAAGATTCAGCGGCGCGATGCGTTTCTGGTTAATCAGTTTTGTCTGTGCCGGGTCTGGTGTCGGCAAGACACCATTCGCATCACCAACGGCCATTTGCGTCAGATTCAGCTTACTGCCGAGCATCGTCGCGTTAGCCAGCCGTGCTGCGCCCTGATTAGTCAGAATGGCGTAGTATTTCACTGTCATGCGTTTACTCTCAGGTTATCAATTAAATGAATGGCCGAGGCCGGGAAATAATCCCCTCCGACAATAATGGCCTCCGGGGTGTAGGGATAAACCGTCAGGGCGTCACCGTGATAGCATCCCGCACCGGCAAAAATGTTGCCGGTTGTACTTAAACTGATAGCCAGTCCCGTCAGATGGCGGCTTGCCGGTTTTGCATCAGCAACGAGACGCTCCAGCTCCTGATACATTTCTTCGGTAATACCCTGCTCAAGCACGCCAACAACGATACGGAACGTCCCCGGCTCCTCGTTGAGCTGCCACCACTCCCTCACCTCAATCAGATAGCCGAGCGGCTCCACCACACGGCGAATCGCACCAATAGTGCCCTTATGACAGTGGATGAAATACGCATCGCGGATAACAGCGCGTTTTGTCGCTTCCGGCCAATTATCATCCCAGCGGTCAACCGAAAATGACCACGCCAGCCACGGCAGCAGATTTGCCGGGCAGGTGTCCGGGTTCCACAGCTCACGAATACTGACCGGCGTTTTTTCAATTTCCGCACAGGCTTTTGCGGCGGCAACTTCAAGCGGTGATGAGCCGGTCGGCAGCAGTCGCGAATCACTCATCCGAGCCTCCGGTCACAACGCTGTATTCGGTACAGAAAGACGCCTGCGTATTGTTGAGCACGATGTCGGCCAGTGGTGCAGCCAGTTCGACACGCTGCACGCCTTCCACATGCAAAGCGGCATAAATGGCAGACAGACGGATGTCGCGCCCCAGCCGGTGCTGTGCCGTGATGTACGCTTCCAGTTTTTTCACGGCAGCAGCGCGGATGGGTTCGCTTTCGGGACCAGGGTAAAGGTAAAGCGTGGCGTTTATCTGGTATTCAACGATGGCGGCAGACTGCACGGTCACGCGGTCGGCCACCGGCCTGACGTCCTCGCCATTAAGGGCGTTACGCACCGCCGCCAGCAGGTCTTCGGATGCCACACCGTTATTTTCGCGAGACAGCACGGAGATGGTGACGCAGGCCGGAGAAGGGCTGGTGACAGAGATATCTGCGACACGCCCGTCGGCACTGCGACCATGATACTGATAGGCACCCACCGACCCGGCGACGCTTAAACCTTCAAACGCCTGCTGAATACGCAGACGATAATCGGTGTCAGATTCCATCACTGCCGGTGTCGGCGGGATGGTCGAATCATCTGCCGGGGTGATAGTCAGGCGCGTGGTGTTGTAATTGGCACCAATCACATCAAGGTCATTACCGGCGGCACAGGCCAGCATCACCGCCCGTGCGGCCTCATTCACACGCTGACGCCAGATAAGCTCACGATAAGCATTTTCCTCCAGCAGTTTGACGAGAGGCTCAGATTCCAGCGTCAGGGTACGGGCGACCGCCTCCTGCTGGTCTTCCGGGTAAAGGGAAATCAGTGTCGCCTTGCGTTCGGCAAGAATGGTTTCAAAGTCCAGCTCCTCGACCACATCCGGTGCGGGTAGCTGGTTCAGGTCGATAATCGGCATGGTTTCAACTCACAGGGATGGTTAACGAAAGTGGCTGGCCGGTGTCGTTGTGCTGGCCGGTTAATGTAACTGTCATTCGCCCGTCAAAGCTGCGCGCCGTGGTGACGGATGACAGGGTGACGCGGGGTTCCCATTTCAGCACCGCCATGTAACAGGCGACCTTAATCTGCAACTCAAGTGCCGGGGTCTGCGGCTGGTCAATCATTGACGCCAGCAACGAGCCGTAATCACGACGCATCACCCGTGAGCCGACCGGTGTGCGCAGGATATCGCCGATACTCTGGCTGATATGCTCAAGGTCAGTGACAGTCTGGCCATCACTGCGATTCATTCCGAGATAACGCGCTGTCATAGAGGACTCCCGGTTGTGCCGCCGCTGTCGCCGGGGTGTTTATGGGTATGCAGTACCTTACCGTTTGATGAGAGTTCACCGCCGGTGTGTTCAATGTTGCCGCGCATCGTCCCGCCCTTCTGCACTTCCAGCGTGCCGGTAATCAGCTTGTTTGTGCAGACCACCTCCGGTGTGTCCAGGGTGACGCGGGTTGATGCTTTCACCATGACCACCGGCACCGTGGCAGTAACAGAATCAGAAGCCGTCACGCTGGCCGTTTTAATTCCGCTTGCCGTGAGTGCACTGGTTTCAGGTTCATACTCAATCACCGCCCCGTCAGGAAAACGGATATGCAGGGCATCCGCCGACGCAGACGGCGCGGGGTTATCACCGGAATAAATCCCCGGCAGAACGAACGCCGTGTCGAGTTCACCGCCCACGGCCAGAATCAGCACCTGTTCCCCCACGGAAGGTGCCCACCATGTGCGCGAACGACCGGCGCGATGGGTCAGCCACTGCAGCCAGTCGGTACACATGCCGCCGGTCTGCACACGGCAGCGACCGGCGTTAAGGTCGGTTTCGACGATAACGCCGGTGCGAATCATGTTGCGCAGTGCGCGCGCGAGTTCCTGAATATTTGCGAGAGTGTTCATAACGGGAAGGATGCCGCCGGGTCATACCGGCGGCAATGTGACGATGAGGTGTCGGGAATGGCACAACTAACGGTCGAGGTGCGCCAGAATAATCTCTTCAATCATCTGCACATCCTCACCGGTGAAGCCGAGCAGAGGGCGCGCCGGATAATCAATTTTCTTACCGTCTTTCCGGTTTTCTTCCGACAGACCAAACTGATGCACACTGGCGATTTTCGGTGACTTCCCGCCGTAAAATTCCATTGCTGCCTGTTCCGGGCTGGCGCGGATATGCAAAAAACGACTGGTGATAAGTTTCGCAAACATTTTTCGCTTAACGCGACCGGTCTTTTTTCTGGCGCTCTGCTGCTGGCGTGGCGCGTAGGGTGTGCCGTCCGGGGCTTTCTGTGCCATCACCCGACGCTGCTGACTCTGCCGCAGACGTTTCGCCAGTTCGGCACTCAGTCGCCGACGCCCTGACGGTGACAGCGATTCAATCAGTCCGGTCAGCCGGTCTTCAAAACGCTTAAACTCATTCATCCCACTTGCTCACCAGTTCGCCATTGATATAAAGCTCCATCGGGCGGGTGACCGGCTCCGGCGGCGTGGGTTCCGGGATATTCTTCACATGCAGCGCGCCGTCCACCTCACTGACCAGCGTGCGCTCGGTCAGCATCAGGCTGATGCTGATATCAAAGCTGCTGTCATTGTTGATGTCTGCATAAAACGTGAAACCTTTTTTCTGGCCTTCGTCGGTGGTCATGATGTCGGGCTGATTTTCCCGCAGCCACGCCAGCACCGGCACGATGAGCAGGTCAAAATCACCGGTAAAGTCGGTCACAATGACATTGAGCGTGTAACGCTTTTCGAATGACAACGACGCCGCCAGCGTGGAGGCAATACTCCCGTTATCCACGAATATCCGAAGCATCTCTGGACTGGTTTTCAGCACCGTGACGGCATCAGTCAGCGCCCTGCGCAGGCTGTCGGGTTTGAGCATCGTTTTCGTCCTGACAGTGTTTAATCATTTTTACCTGGCTGGCACAGCGTGCCAGCGCGTTCTCAAGCTGCCGGATATCGGCACTTAAATCGCCGTTCGTCTGCGGGTCACTGCCCGGCATCGGGCAAAGGCTCACTTTCGGGCAGGCGTTGGCGACAATCACTGGCGTCTGCGCAGGCGGGGCGCTGGTGCAACCGGCGCACAGCATCAGGCAGGTCAGCGCCGTACCAGCGGCGAAAATCTTCGTTTTCATTAAGTAACCTCGTGATGGTTTTCTCGCGCTGTGCTTCACGCTTCGCGGCGTTCTCCAGTTCCTGACGCAGTGCCACCTGCGCCAGCTCGTTTTTGTCTGCCCTGGTGAGGGCAACATGAAGCTGATTTTTCAGCATGGTGATGGTCGCCTGCTGTTCACTGGCGACGTTGTTCGCCCTGTCCAGCGAGGCGCGCAGGCTGGCATTTTTGTGTTTCACCAGAAACAGACCGGCCACCGCCAGCGATAACAACACGACCAGCACAATCATCAGCTTTGACATGGTTCCCGCCCCTCAAAACGCTGACGGCAGGCCGTACGTATCAGCCGGAAGAACACCGATGCCACGAGATAAATCAGCGCGGTAAAAATCCACCCGGCAGCAACCAGCGAGATAAACGTCGCCACCATCACTACCAGAGCCACTGGCCGCCTGCGCCACGGCACCGGCTGCAAAAACAGCGCCGTGACAATTTTCACGGCCAGCGATTCCGGCGGCAGCTCCCGCCCGTAGCGTTCCAGCACATACTCAGTGGCATACACCCCGACACCACCGGCAACCACACAGATAACCGTCGCCAGAATCGCCCAGGCAGCGACAAAACTGACGGCCACGCTCTGCGGATAAATCAGGGACAGTGCCAGCATCAGCGCCAGCGACACGTTCAGCATCAGTGAAAGGGATAATTTCTTCATGGTGTTTACTCCGTTTAAGCCGGTACGCCGCCAGCGGTACGCCAGACGGTGACCAGTTTTTCCAGTGAATGCTCACGCTGACCGTAACCGGCACCCGGCAGGGACGCCCAGATATTGCGACAGCGTGAAATGGCGCGCTCAATGCGTCCCGCCCGGATGTCATCCAGTGCACCGCGTTCGCGGATCAACTGAATGGCGAGTCTGTCCTGTGACAACGGACTGAAATCCGGCAGGGCAAGCTGTTTGCGGTAATGCGGCCAGAACAGGTAAAGCTGCTGATAGCGACCGGAGGCCGTGGATTTTTCACCGCGACGGTTAAACACCTTCGCCGGTCGACCATGTGCGAACGGGTGGTCACTGTAGTCGGTGAAAATTTCCTGCTTTCCGTCCAGTCCGGTGACTATCACGTCATAGCCCCGGTTTTTCGTCAGCGGATGGTTCGCCGTCCCTTCGGACACGGCCAGCATGTCGAGAAAGGCGGCGATATTCTGATGCGTGTTAATTACCGGCATTACGGTTTCCCCCTGCTCTTAAAGCGGCGCTGAATGGCAATCTCAATCACCTGATAACCGGCGATACCCAGCATGGAGCCGATGCCGCACACCGCAGGCAGTGACAGGTCAGGAAACTGCACCAGAACAACACCGGCAACCATCGAGACAAAACCACCGAGCAACATGCGCCCGATAAACAGACGCGGGGTGATGGGTTCACCACCGGCAAGCACCTTGCCGACAACAATCAGCACCCCAATCATGAAAAGCGACAGGACGCTTTTTTCTTCTGCTGTCATGCGTTACTCCCACAGATTGACAGTTTCAGCCACGGGCGCGGTCTGAACGTCGGGCAGTTCGACGGCGGTGCCATGTGGCAGCACCGCCCCCAGTTCAGCCAGTCCCGGATTTGCGGCGAGCACGGCTTCGACCACGCCCTCAGTGCGCCCGTAATACCGGACACAAATGGCGTCGAGCGTGTCGCCCTGTAGCGCAAAGGTCTTCATCAGATTTGACTCACGATGCAGCGCGGCTTGTCCTGGATACGCGCCACCGCCCAGCGCATATCCCGCCACAGCTCATCAATGGTGCTGTCAATGCTGTCGGCCTTCTTGTCGCCTTTCGCACTGGCATCCACGCCGCGATAACGCTCATAAAGCGATGCGGTCGCCATCGCACACACGGCGCGCTCGTAGTAAAAAACTTTGATGCTTTCACCGTCGATGTCGTCCGCCGGGACGTCCGCCAGACGCGTAAAACCGGCGGCAATTTTCTGTTCGCGGTACTCGTACAGCTCCGCATTCGTTTCAGCCATGCCTGACTTGATGGCCTCACGCAGACGGGCGGGGGCGACGGTCTGCTCAAGGCGCATACGTTCCCGGACGCGCTTCGGGTCGATATCGGGAAAAAAGAACGTGTTTTTAATCACCGGCTCGTCGCCTGCCGGTTGCGGGATGACCACCGTACCCTCACCGGACACGGGAGCCTCCTTTCGCGGAATAATCAGCGTCATCATGACTACCTCTGAAAAGTCGGGCGGTGGACGCCGGTGCAGTGTCAGGTGATTCACCCTCACTGACCGGCGTGCCGCCCTGGCGCGGGGCGCATTCGGTTGTTAACTGGCTTTCTTTTTCGGGCGTCCACGTTTTGCCGGTGTCACGCTCCGGGTCTTACGCGGGGCACGGGTGGCCGCTTTTGGCTGCGGCTCCGGCTTCGGTTTCAGCTCCCGCTCCAGTCGTTCAATCTCTTTTTTGACGCCTGCCTGACAGTCGAGCTGTGTCGCACGTTGCAGGTGAGCCAGCGCACCGGCGGCATCACCAGCGTCACGCAGAAACAGACCGGTGATTTTGTGCAGCTTTGCGCGCACTTCATCAGGCATGTCAGCCGTGGCGGTCAGTTCAAGGGTGTCCGTCAGCAGGCGGGTATCCACAGACTCACCGGCAGCGTGGGCACGCATGGCCGCAAGCGCGACCTCCTCGGTGAACATGTACGGCGGGGTGCGGCGGTGTTTTCCCGGCATGGTCAGACCGTACTTCAGGGCATAACGGGCAATCTCCAGCGCACCGGCAATATCGCCGGTATCCAGACGCCACAGCATGACCGTCATCAGAATGTCATCCTGTGCACCTTTGCCCTGCTCCAGAACGCCGTTCACCCACGGCAACCAGAACGGCAGCAGTTCGCGTTTTTTCGCGGCCTTCAGCTCTTTTGAATAAATCGCTTTCAGTGTGCGCTGGTCTGCGGCGAGCTTAACCAGCATCTGCTCATAGACAGTTGCATGTCGCAGCGGGGCGGCTTCCCGCTGCGCGGTCATCGCTGCCGAGACCCGCATCATGTGGCGCTGTGCGGGACTCGTCATCGGTTACGCTCCCGGCTCTGCGGTCGCCTTAGCCGGTGTGGAGAAATCACCGACCTTAATTTTTTCCACCAGACAACCGGCGGCGTAGTCTTCCACCACGTAATCAATGTTCATTGACTCGTAGTTCTCCACGCGGTCGAGTTTCGGGTTTTCCTCAATCACGCGGCGATGGCTGTCATCCATGTAGTAGATGGACAGGTTTTCCAGCTTCGTGATGAGCATCGCATCCGCCGGGAAGTACGGGACGCGTACCGCTGGCAGGTTACCGATGCGTTTCTGGCTGATGATGACGTCAGCGGCCAGCATTTCGCTGTTGTCCTGCTCCTTGTTAACGATGGGGAAATACTTGTCCGCCAGTAGCTGACGCCCCACAATCACCACAAGGTCAGGGTCTTCCTGATACCACGGCTCAATCAGGTTGTTGGTCGCATCCATCACCAGTGCGTCGAGGCTGGCATAATCACCGCCCTTACCCACGCGGATGACCTCAGAGGTGGTGCGACCTTCCTCGTCAGTGACCTTGCTCATCACGCGCGCCGGGGCTTCATTGCGGTATTTCTGCAGCCAGCCGACCGCCACATCCTGCAACATCGGATTGCTGCTGCGGTCAGAGGTTTCGGCACGCTTCACGCCGTTAAAACCGGCCATGATGAAATCAAGGGACTGGCGTTTGATAATGGCGTTACGGACACGGAGCTGGAAATCCTGATAACGCGCCCACAGGTCAAGCGTTTTGTAGCGGATATAAAAATCGAAGTTAATCTGGTCGCATTCGTACTTGTTTGACGCCAGCTTCGAGAAGTCCTTCGGCTGACGCTCGGTGCCACCGGCGGTGTCGGTGGTGCTGGCGATGGAGCCGGTGACACCAATACCAATTTTTTCCCCTTTCATTTCGCTGACCGGCACAATGTTGATGCGGGTCAGAAAGTCAGAGGACTCCTGCATGGTGTTCATCAGGGTCTGGGTGACCGAAGGTTCAACGGTGAATTTTTTCGACACATCACCGGCGTCGATGCCGTTCAGTTCGGCAACACGGGACAGGTAGGCATTAAATTTAAAGCGGGTTTCCTGGCGCATAGTTATTCCTGAAATTAAGGGTTAATCGTGAAGGTTTTCCCGGACTGACGCCGGTCAGCAGTTCGTCATCAGGGCGTCACCGCCACCGCCGGTGGCCTTGCTGCGGCGCTGCTGGGTCAGACTTTCGGTGTGGTCGAGACTGTTTTTCAGGCGGGTGAATGCCTGGCTGGTTTCATCCGCCCTGTCAGTCACATCCTGCTTAAGTGCGGAAAAGGCGTTTTCCATCTCAGCGAGGCGCTGCTCAGTGGCGCTCAGTTTTTCCTGCACATGTTCAGCAACAGCGGTCACCGCTTCATGCACGTCATTCAGACGGGCGTCATCGCTGGCCTGTTTGCGGCCAAAAATGGACTTCACCTTTTCGGTCAGGGCGGTGAACACGGTTTCAGGCAGGTCTTCAAATTCCAGCTCAACAGGCGTTGCCACTGAAATCAGGTTTTCAGGGCTTAATTTGAAGCGGTTCAGGGGGTTGTGTTTTGCCGTGCGGCAGAATTCCAGGTATTCCGTGCCGAGGCTTGCCGGGTCATCGGTGACGGCCAGACCCACCAGATAACATTTGCCGGTATTGGCAAAGTTCGGCTGAATTTCCATTGAGGTATAGACCTTCTGCGCGGCCTTGTTCATCGCGATAAGGTCATCGGTCGGGGTGATTTTCGCAAACAGCGCCCATTTGCCTTTCAGCGCCGAATCATCGTCAATCTTTTCGGCCTTCAGTTCGACCACATCGCCATAACGCTTAAAAATACCGTCAGGCAGGATGCCGCGCAGATGTTCCAGGTTAATGCGGCAACCATAGACTCGCGGGTCAAAGGTTTCGGCCATTTCCTGAATATCCTGCGCACTGATGACACGCCCGTCACAGGTGTCACCCTCAACGCCGATACGAAAGAATTTTGAGACTTTTTTTGCCATTGTCAGGAGTCCTGAATAGTGATTAGAGGAGTCACATGTCGGCATCAGTTTCCCGACGATGCGCATCCTCCGCCATCAGTCCCGGATGGCTTATCACTGACACAACAGCACCTTAGCGAATCGCGGGGCGCGACTCAGTAGCCTTGCCGTGTATTCATCACGGCGAGGTATTCATGACCATCACCACAGACACCACTCTTTTACACGACCCGCGTCGTCAGGCGGCGCTGCTGTACTGGCAGGGGTTTTCCGTGCCGCAGATTGCCGCCATGTTGCAGATGAAACGCCCGACAGTGCAGAGCTGGAAACAGCGCGACGGCTGGGACAGCGTTGCCCCCATCAGCCGTGTCGAAATGAGTCTGGAAGCGCGGCTGACCCAGCTCATCATCAAACCGCAGAAAACCGGCGGTGACTTCAAGGAAATTGACCTGCTGGGACGCCAGATTGAACGACTGGCACGGGTAAACCGTTACAGCCAGACCGGCAACGAGGCAGACCTTAATCCGAACGTCGCTAACCGCAACAAAGGCGGGCGTCGCAAACCGAAAAAGAATTTTTTCAGTGACGAGGCCATCGAAAAGCTGGAGCAGATTTTCTTTGAGCAGTCTTTCGACTATCAGTTGCACTGGTATCGCGCCGGGCTTGAGCACCGCATCCGCGATATCCTGAAATCCCGCCAGATTGGCGCGACGTTTTATTTTTCCCGCGAGGCGCTGCTGCGTGCCCTGAAAACCGGTCATAACCAGATTTTTCTGTCGGCCAGTAAAACGCAGGCGTATGTGTTCCGCGAATACATCATCGCCTTTGCCCGGCTGGTTGACGTTGACCTGACCGGTGACCCGATTGTCCTGGGCAATAACGGCGCAAAACTGATTTTTCTCGGCACCAACTCCAACACCGCACAAAGCCATAACGGCGACCTGTACGTCGACGAGATTTTCTGGATACCGAATTTTCAGGTACTGCGTAAGGTGGCATCAGGTATGGCCTCACAGAGTCACCTGCGCTCGACCTATTTCTCCACCCCGTCCACGCTGGCGCACGACGCCTACCCGTTCTGGTCCGGTGAACTGTTTAACCGGGGACGCGCCAGCGCCGCTGAACGCGTGGAAATCGACGTCAGTCATAACGCCCTTGCCGGTGGGCTTCTCTGTGCGGACGGCCAGTGGCGGCAGATTGTCACCATTGAGGACGCGCTGAAAGGCGGCTGCACGCTGTTCGACATTGAGCAGCTCAAACGCGAAAACAGCGCCGACGATTTTAAAAACCTGTTCATGTGTGAATTTGTTGACGACAAGGCGTCGGTGTTCCCGTTCGAGGAGCTGCAACGCTGCATGGTCGACACACTGGAAGAATGGGAAGACTATGCACCCTTTGCCGCAAATCCGTTCGGCTCCCGCCCGGTATGGATTGGTTACGACCCGTCACACCGTGGCGACAGCGCCGGATGCGTGGTACTGGCACCGCCGGTGGTGGCCGGTGGCAAATTCAGAATACTTGAGCGTCACCAGTGGAAAGGCATGGACTTTGCCACTCAGGCGGAATCCATCCGCAAACTCACCGAAAAATACAACGTCGAATACATCGGAATTGATGCCACCGGCCTCGGTGTCGGCGTGTTCCAGCTCGTGCGCTCGTTCTATCCCGCCGCGCGCGATATCCGCTACACGCCGGAAATGAAAACCGCAATGGTGCTCAAGGCCAAAGACGTCATCCGCCGTGGCTGTCTGGAATATGACGTCAGCGCCACCGACATCACCAGCTCGTTCATGGCTATCCGCAAGACCATGACCAGCAGCGGACGCAGCGCCACCTATGAGGCCAGCCGCAGCGAGGAAGCCAGCCACGCCGACCTCGCCTGGGCAACCATGCACGCCCTGTTAAATGAGCCACTCACCGCCGGTATCAGCACTCCGCTGACATCCACCATTCTGGAGTTTTACTGATGAGCAAGAAAAAAGGGAAAACACCGCGACCTGCGGCAAAAACAATCACCGCCAGCGCCCCGAAAATGGAAGCATTCACCTTTGGTGAGCCGGTGCCGGTACTCGACCGCCGTGACATTCTGGATTACGTCGAGTGCATCAGTAACGGCAGATGGTATGAGCCACCGGTCAGCTTTACCGGTCTGGCAAAAAGCCTGCGTGCTGCCGTGCATCACAGCTCACCGATTTACGTCAAACGTAATATTCTGGCCTCGACATTTATCCCGCATCCGTGGCTTTCCCAGCAGGATTTCAGCCGCTTTGTGCTGGATTTTCTGGTCTTCGGTAATGCGTTTCTGGAAAAGCGATACAGCACCACCGGTAAGGTCATCAGACTGGAAACCTCACCGGCAAAATATACCCGCCGTGGTGTGGAGGAGGATGTTTACTGGTGGGTGCCGTCCTTCAACGAGCCGACAGCCTTCGCGACCGGCTCCGTGTTTCACCTGCTGGAGCCGGATATTAATCAGGAGCTGTACGGCCTGCCGGAATATCTCAGCGCCCTTAACTCTGCCTGGCTGAATGAGTCGGCCACGCTGTTCCGCCGCAAGTATTACGAAAACGGCGCACATGCCGGATACATCATGTACGTCACCGACGCATTGCAGGATCGCGATTACATTGACTCAATCCGCGAAAACATGGCTAATTCGAAAGGCCGCAATAACTTTAAAAATCTGTTTCTCTATGCACCGCAGGGAAAGCCAGACGGCATCAAAATTATCCCGCTCAGTGAAGTGGCAACGAAGGACGATTTTTTTAATATCAAAAAAGCCAGCGCCGCTGACCTGCTGGACGCGCACCGCATCCCCTTTCAGTTGATGGGCGGCAAGCCGGAGAACGTCGGGTCGCTGGGTGATATTGAGAAAGTGGCAAAGGTCTTTGTCCGCAATGAGCTTATCCCGTTACAGGACAGGATTCGGGAAATAAACGGCTGGCTCGGCCAGGAGGTCATCCGCTTTAAAAACTACTCACTGGACACTGACAACGGCTGAACATCGCCGCCTGCGGGCGGCTTTTTTACACCCCGTCATCACGCCCTCACACGCTCACCACCGCACAAAACACCCCGCAGACACACCAACGCCCCGGCGCACACTCTAAACGCCATCACGACGCGCTCAGACGCTGAAAAAATAAAATCAGCACCACCGCCAGCGCGCAGTGCTTTCCCCGCCTCGCCCGCCCGCTTCATGGGGCGGTTTTAATGCAGATGCACGAACACGCCGAAGGCGCGCCAGTACCGGCGGCGCTCACACGTGACTGGGAAGGAAAACGCATGCGATTCGATGCAGTAATGCATGCAGAGCTAAAAATGGCAGAACATACTGAAAAAACGCATAAAAAAACCGGCATTCAGGTTGCCGGTTTGAGTCGACTTCATTGTGGTTACTGGCCGCGCAATGCGCCAATAATACTGGTAAGGCAACAAGTGGCAACAATCAGCAAAAAAACCGTCGTCCACGGATTTTCATAAATGAGAGATAACATATTGATAAAGATCCTTTTATTTGTTCATTCTGATGTGGTTTAAAAGGTGTTTGATAACGACCGTAAGCTCATCTTTACTGGCTTGCTCGACCATTTTTTCGGTGTAGCTTTCCACTTCGCGGGAACTCAGGTCGTTATTTGAGGCCATTACAGTGAGTCTCTTTGCCCAGTCGGCATAAGGGTCTTTAATTGATGAAAGGGAATTATGCATGTCCAAAAACCTCGAATTATTTAACCAGCAGACGGCTGAAATCTTTGCGGTGCTATGGGATAACTTTCCTGTACCACAAGTCATCACCTACAAAAAATTTAACGCCGCGTTACCTGATGACTACTTTGACCAACTTAACTCACCAGAAATGAAAGCACTGAATCAGTTGCGTAGTGTGGTTGATGGCACATTCACTTTCCTAAGCGAAAACGGCTATATTCTGTACGGAACAGACCATCAGACCGGTTTTCATGATGTGCGCCTGACCGAGAAAGCACTCGCGGTGCTCAACAAAAAACCCGAAGCACTTGGCGGTAATGAAACGATGGGAGATAAAATTATCAGTGCAGTAAAAGACGGGACTCCAGGTGTCATTGCTGGAGCAGTGACAAACCTGTTGACTCTTGGTGTTAATTTTGTGACGTCAGCTTCATAGCTAACTACTTTCTGAGGTTTCTAATCAACGCCGCCTGCACCGAAAGTAAATTCCTGCACTGGCGGCGTTACTAACGCCAAAGTTATTTTAATTATTGATGCTATTATGCAATACATTCAATATGTTAATTTGCAGTATTAGCCTTTAAAGTAAGCACCTTAGATTTGTAACGTTGCTCAATCACTCCCATTGAATGCAAACGACCAAAGAGCTTTTTGGCAATGATTGTTTCTCTCGCATTTTCGGCGTCTTTAATTATTTTCCAATAATCTATTTCCCTAGCCATCAAAAAATGCTGCTCATTCCTAACTTTTAATGCATTGCCTAATACAATAACTCCAGTTACCAACTTAGGCTTATCTCTGGCATATAGTTTTGTTTTCGTTGGGTGTATAACATGCCCATGCTTATTAACGATCTTACGAATTACAGCGCAGAACAATCGATTTACGTTACTACCTGAAAAAGTGAGATCATCAACATAAACAGTCATGTTAACTCGTAACTTTTGGCAAAGTTGATATATTTCACCAAACATTCTTGAATTTGCAAAATATGCCAACGGCATACTGATGCGACTACCTGTTGGCAATCGGTCATGACAAGTACATATGTGAGACAAAACATCAGCAACATCAGATGACATTTTCATCACCGAAAAGAAAAAAGAAAATATCATCCCTCTTGTAGTTGATGGAAAAAAAGCTTTAATATCTGTTGTCATCATCTTTTCATTATTAAGATGAGCTTTAGCATTCGTCACATTAGAGCACTTCTTCTTCCCTGAGTGCAGATATTCTGGCAAAGCAATCCGCGATAACAAACTTGCAATTCGTGTATGTACAAGTTCTAGTTTTTCTAAAGGCTTTTGTATTTTTCGTGCTTTCCCTTTTTTAGAAAGCTGCTCAAAAACGGAATAGTTTCCTTCATCTTTTCTCAAAGAGTATAAATCATCAAGACTAACACAAAGCAAATTCGCCAGTTTTCTTTTA